AGATCTTGACGATGAAGACTTTTCACTTGTAGTCGATAAAGCAAACTACTTTGCTTTTAAAATGGACGACATTGAGGAAGCTCATTCACACGTTAACTTCATGCAGCTTGCAACAGATCGTGCTGCATATCGTTTAGCAGATCAGTACGACCAAGAAGTTCTTGGCTACTTATCAGGCTTTAAGCAATCAGCTCTGCACTCTTCTGCTGACACAGTAAACTCCACTACAAGTGGTACTGTTGCTGTTTCTACTGCAGGTACAGACGAATTGCTTGATAGCATGAAACTGCAAAAAGGTGACTTTGGTAACATTACCACAAGTTCCGCAGGAGCACACTCAATTCCGATTGCTGCTCGATTACCTGGTGCAACTGCACTTCCAACAGCGACTGCTTCACCTCTTATGGTAGTAGCTCGTATGGCTCGTTTGCTTGATCAACAGCAAGTTGATACAGCAGGTCGTTGGCTTGTAGTAGATCCAGTGTTCATGGAAATCTTGCGAGACGAAGATTCACGTCTTCATAATGCAGACTTCGGTGAGTCAGGAAGTATACGTAACGGACTAGCTGTCAATAATCTTGGTGGTTTCCGTCTGTATGTTTCTAGTAACCTACCATCAGTTGGCACAGGTCCAGGTACTACAGGTACTGCAAACCAAATTGCTAATTATGGTGTTATCGTAGCTGGACATGACTCAGCTATAGCAACCGCAGAACAGATCAATAAAACAGAAACCTACAGAGATCCTGATAGCTTTGCTGATATTGTTCGTGGGATGCATTTGTACGGCAGAAAGGTACTTCGTCCAGAAGCTATCACTGTTGCACAATACAACGCAGCGTAAGGGAGGTTTAATAAATGGCTACTATTACTTCATTATTGTTACCTGCACATGGAAGTTCACAACGTGGACGTTCACCGTACATGGTACAAAAAACTATTGACCTAACTGCACAGGCTATTGACTGTTCATCTGGTGATGTAGTTCAATGCCTTACTATTCCTGCCAACACACGAGTAATTCATGCTGGTTTTCAAGTTGTAACTTCTGCAACTATGAACACAGGTACGAATGCTACGGCAACACTTGGTGCAGCAGATGCTGACGAATTTGTTGCTGCATTCGATATTGATGGTGCTTCTGATGGTGCTTATGCTCCTTCAGCTACTCCAGCAGCAGACGTTACTCTTGCCTCTGCAGATACACTAGACCTGACTTTTGCAGGTGATGGTGCTACATTCTCAGCAGGTAAGATTCGTGTTTACGCTTGGATGGTTGACGTTAGTGATCAAGGCGACTCTTCTCCAGTAGAAGTTGATCGAGACTTGCTCGCATAAATGTTTAATGAGGGGGCAGGGAAACTTGCCCCTTCTATTATATAGGAATTATAAATGGCTGAAACATATTTAACATTGACTAATAAAGTAATAGCTAATTTAAATGAGGTTGCATTAACTTCATCAAATTTTTCTAGTGCACGAGGTATACAAATACAATGTCAAAACGCTATAAATGAAGCTATTAGGTATATCAATCAAAAAGATTTTAATTATCCTTTTAATCATGCAACTGCTACAAAAACATTAACAGCAGGAGTTGTTAGATATACAGCACCTACTTCTACTAAATTAATAGATTATAACACTGTTAGACTTGTTAAAGATTCTACTTTAGGAAACTCAGGTTATAAACTAATACAAATGAATTATAACCATTATATAGATAAACACGTAGATCAAGAAGATGAAATAGATACAACTACTTTAAATGGTTCACATACTGACTCTGTAACAACTATAACCGTTGTAAGTACTTCAGGTTTTGACAGTAGTGGTACTTTATATATTGGAAATGAAATAGTTACTTATACAGGTACTTCTAGTACTACATTTACAGGAGTTACTAGAGGTGCATCTAGTACAACTGCTGCAGCACATTCTAGTGGTGTAACTGTAGCTCAGTTTGATAAAGGTGGTATACCAACACATATTATTAGAACACCTGATAATAATTATTTAATTTACCCATACCCTTTAAAATCTTATAATATAAAATTTGATTATTATACATTTGCTTCTGATCTATCTGCACATGATGATACAACAACTATTCCTGATAGATTTAGTTATGTTATTGTAACTGGAGCTACTGCTTTTGTTTATCAATACAGAGGTGAAACAGATCAATATCAATTAAATATGCAAAGATTTGAACAAGGCATAAAAAATATGCAAACTTTATTAGTTAATAGGTTTGAATATTTAAGATCAACATATCCTTTAGGCCGTTCAAATAATGTTAAATTAACTGCAATAAGAGTTTCTTAAATGCCAGATAGTTCTAAAGTAAATCCTGTAGCATTTAATTGTGAGGGAGGTTTAATTTTAAATAGATCTACCTTTTTAATGCAACCTGGGGAAGCGTTAGAATTACAAAACTTTGAACCTGATATTGGTGGTGGATACAGAAGAATAAGTGGTTTTAAAAAATACGTTAACCATATAGTCCCTCAAACGTCTGCTTCTTCTGAAGCTATATTAATGAGTACTGTATTTTCTAATAAAGTACTAGCAGCTAGAGGTGAAAAAATATGGAGTTCTGCATCTACAACTGTATCTACTGCTATAGCTTCAGGAACAGGTATGACAGGTTCAAGTACACTAACTGTTGCTAGTACTTCAGGGTTTTCATCTAGTGGTACGTTACAGATAAGTAGTGAAATATTTACATATACAGGTGTAACATCTACTACCTTTACAGGTGTGACAAGAGCAACTTCTAGTACATCTGCTGCTGACCATGCTGTAAAAGATATTGTTTCTGAAAGTTGGACTGTAAGAGATACAGGAAGAACAAATGCAGCAAAGTATTCTTTTGAAAAATTTAACTTTGACGGCAATGATAAAATAATTGTAGTTGATCAAACTAATGCACCTACAGTTTTTAATACTTCTTTATCTGCTACGGATGTAAGTGAAAGCAGTGTTGCTGGTGCTAAACACGTAACTTCATTTAAAGGACATATGTTTTATTCAGGTATGTCTAGTACACCTGAAGAATTAGTATTTAGTCAACCTTTTGATGAAGATGCTTTTAATAGTGGATCAGGTGCAGGTAGTATTAAAGTAGATGACACTATTGTAGGAATGAAAACATTCCGTGAAGATTTATTTATATTTTGTGAAAATAGAATATTTAAATTATCAGGTACATCTTCCGCAAACTTTGCTATAAGCCCTGTAACTAGAAACATTGGGTGTGTAAATGGTAACACGATACAGGAATTTGCTGGTGATTTAATATTTCTTGGACCTGATGGTTTACGTACTGTTGCAGGTACAGCTAGAATTGGTGACGTAGAATTAGGTACAATTAGTAAAAACGTACAACCTTTATTTGATGAACAAATTATTAATTCTTCAATCTTTGAAAGTGTTGTAATACCAGATAAAACTCAATACAGAATACTCTTTTCAAAAGATGGTCAAGCACAAACTTTAACAAAAGGTGTTATTTGTGTAAGAAAAGGAGAATCTTATGAGTTCTCTGAAACAAGAGGTATAAAACCTTCTTGTACTGATACTATTGTTGACACAGGTGACGTTATAGTATTACATGGAGATTTTTCTGGTTATATAAATAGACAAGAAGTGGGTAATGACTTTGATGGTACTGTTATATCTGGTAAATATAGAAGTCCAGATTTAAGTTTTAATGACCTAGGCGTCAGAAAACATATGCAAAGAGTAATAATTAATTATAAACCTGAATCAGCTATTGACGCAGATTTATTTTTAAGGTATGATCAGGAATCAGCAGATTCACCTAGACCTGCTGCATATCCATTAGATTCATCAAGCGTTGCTGCTCAGTATGCAGTAGCTACATACGGTAGTGGTGGTACTTACGGAGGAACATCACAACCTTCAATTAGACAGTCTGTAGAAGGATCAGGTTTTACTGTAGCATTAAGAGTAAATGATGGGGGTACTACTGCCCCATATTCTCTTAAAGGTTTTCAGTTAGAGTATCAAATAGGAGCGAGAAGATAAATGGGTGCTACATATACAAGACAATCATCTTATGCTGATGGCGATGTAATTACCGCAGCACATACTAATGATGAATTTAATCAGTTACTAGCTGCTTTCCAAGCAAGCACAGGGCATACACACGATGGTACAGCCAATGAAGGTGGACCTATAACTAAGTTATTAGGTACATCTATTACTATTGGTGATGCTACATCAGGTACAGATATAACTGTAACCTTTGATGGTGAATCAAATGATGGTGTCCTTAAGTGGATGGAAGATGAAGATTACTTTGAGTTTTCTGATGATATACTTGTAGCCTCTACAGAAAAAATACAGTTCCGTGATACAGCAATCTACATTAACTCTTCTACAGATGGACAGCTTGATCTTGTAGCTGACACAGAAATACAGATAGCAGCTACTACTATAGATATAAATGGTAACGTAGATGTATCTGGAACATTAACAGTTGCAGGTGCTGTAGACTTTGGTGACGCTGCTCTTTCAAATGTAGGTGCAGTTCAACTTGACTCTATAGCTGGTGACGGAGACACAAACACTAGTATTACATTTAGTGGTTCAGATGTTATTACTGTAGCAACAGGTGGTACTACATCTTTTACCGTAGATGCAAGTCAAAACATTTTAATGAGTGCAGCAAAAAAAGTTCAGTTCCGTGATACTGCTCTTACAATTAACTCTAGTACTGATGGTCAGATGGATATTGATGCTGACACAGAGTTAGAAATAACAGCACCTACTGTAGATATAAATGCGTCTACAGCCGTGCTTGTAAGCAATGATTTAAAACTAGATAGCGATGCTGCTGTCTTAGGTTTTGGTGCAGATAATGATGTTACACTTACCCATGTAGCAGATACAGGATTGTTACTTAATGGTACAATGGCATTACAGTTTAATGATGCATCACAGTCTATTAATGCTCCTAGTGCTACAGTATTAGATATTAATGCTACAGATGAGATTGA